TTCTACCATGTAGTTTAGGTAGTCATCAAGTTTGGATGCCAAGTCTTCTTTAACTTCTTCAACGGCTTCAACAAATTGTTCTTCTAATTCTTCTTCAGCTGCAGCAATAACTTCTTCAGCACGAGCAATAACTGCGGCTTCAAAAATTGTGGAAGCTTTGGCAACAAATTCTTCAGAAAGATTTTCACCAGACAACAAAGCATCCATATCTTCTTTAATTTTGGCTTTGTTAATCATTTTCTTGATTAATTTTTTATCTTGAGCCTCATCATCATGCTTCTCATCTTCTTCGTACATTTCTTTCTTCATCATGGACTTCTTTTTCATCATTTCTTTTTTCTTCATTTCTTCTTCAGCAACCAAATCACCTTCAACTTCGGTAGATTCAGCATACTTGGAAGCAACTTGCTGTCCGTCATAATGTTGGAATGTAGCGCCTGGATTCTTTTGCATTGTTTGTGTTGCCAATTTGCCAGCAATACGATCACGGATTGCATCAAAAGAAGTAGATGGCTCTTGATGAGCATGTACCAAATCTTTACGACCCATTGAATCTTGTGGGCCAGAAATCTTGCTAATGCCTACGCCGTCTTTTTCGGAACCGACAGGAGGAGTAGCACCTGGAGGGGTTGCTGAAGGTGTACCTTTTGTATAATCAGGCAAACCATCAGTTTCTTCTGTTGGTGAATGACCAATTTCGCCAGCATCGTTAGTGCCATAAGCAGTCTTAGACTGAACACGGTCTTTACCTACTTCACCATCTGGATGATGGTCTTGACCACGAGCACCTTTTTTAGCGGCAATATTTGCGTCAAATGTTTCTTTTGAACCTTCAGCCAAAATTGCTTTAGCGGCTTCGGACAGATTAAATTTTCCCATTTTGAAAATCTCCTTGATTTATTGGATATATTTATATTTAAAGTTTTTTCATGAAGTTCTCAAAAATGTGTAGACTAACTTCCTCAATCTCTTTGCGTGAAGCATGGCGAATCTGTTGGATTGCCTGAGAGTGATCCTGTTCTGTCCAAACACCATTGACTAACATCCATTCTTTACCTTCCATAATGCCCTGCACAAAAGCACCTGGGGCGGAAGGGTCTGCTACAATATCTGCCGCTGTGGCTAGATAAAAATCGTTCTGAACAACATTAACACCGTTAACGTTTTTCAATGAACCCATACCTCTTGATGAAACACCTAATTGGGCGCCACCTTCAATAAGGCTTTTGGCGATTTGACCCATAGGTGTATCAAGAATTTTTGCTTTACCAATCCATTGTGTACCATCTTCTCTCAAACCTACAATCATATGTGATACACGGTCTAGATTAATAGTTGGTGTTTCAGGATGACCCAATTCACCAAAGGCACGGTTTTTATTAATATATTCTTCTGTATAACGATGAACTTCTTTTTTCATCGTATTGTATTCGTATAGGCGGCCGTTCTTATTTTTCTTTTCGGAAACCAAAAAAGGACCTTCGATGTAAAGTTCTTTTTTACCATCGTTGCCTTCAGTAATATAATTTACCGTTTCGTGAATTTCTTTAATAAGTTTCATAATCCTATTGCCCTTCGTTTTCTTAACGATATTTTTCTTTTTCTTATTGACGTTCTCAATTTAGCACGTCTTTTAAACTTTGACCTTCTGGCCCCTATCTTACGATGCCTACGTTCTGCCGGCATCATTCGTACTAATTTACCAGCACGAATTGTATAACCTTTAACTGCCGAAAATTTCTTACGGCGTTGTATCTTACCTTTACGGACACGAACACGAATTACTTTGGTTCGTCCCATCTTTAATACATTTGACTTCTTGTTACCTTCAAATACCAATTCTGGTATGGCATCGCCAAACATTTGAGAAGCAATCTCTTGCTTCTTTTCATCTAACTTATCGTAGATGATAGTTTCTAATATTTCGTCTAAATCCTTTTTCGCCTCTATTAACCTGTCGGCTAAAAGATTTGAAATAAAAACATTCATTACGGTACCAAATTGTATGGCTTGTAGTTGAACGCTGCTGGATCGTTGAACTGACCACGTTGGTACATAGCATTGTTCTTACGCAAAGTGATAATTAAAGTGTATGCACTATTTGCAGTACCGCCTGTTGTTTGAATACCAATGTCTCCGTTACCAACTGTGTTTGCATGAACACCGTCACCAGAATTATTTAAAATAGATGGTAACTGCTCGCCTAGTCCAAACTCACCTTGTAAGTTTAGATGAAAAATGGTTGATGAGTTGGCATATGCTGATGCAGCTGTGCCTGTGTTGTTGCCTGACCAAAACAATTCGACACCACCAACATTTGATGTTGGAAAGTTAACGTAATATTTTACGCCAGTTAACTGTAAATCGTAGTATGACAATGGTGTATTAGCAGAACCACCTTGTGAGTTTGCTACCAAGTAATTATTAGTTGCCAAAGCACCAAACAAACTATTGGCTTGAATGCGAGCAACGTTTAATTCTGATCCTGATACGCCATCAAATACGCCAGTCAATTTAATAATGGCATCAGTTTGTGTGTCTCTTAGGACTTGGTATGTAAATTTATTTGACATATTATGGGTTCAAGTTATAAGGTGGAGCATTAAATGCAGCAGGATCATTAAATTGACCACGCTGATACATTGCGTTATCTTTACGAAGCTCTACAATTAATGTGTAAGCACAATTTGCAACCAAACCAAAAGTTTGTACACCAATATCACCTGTAGCACCTACGGCATTGTTTCTAATTGTAACCATGCCTTGTTCTTCTGAATATTGACCACACAAATCCATGTTAAAGATTGGAACAATATTGGCAGTATTTGCTGCATTCCAAAACAACTCAACATAACCTTTTTGTTGAGAAGCAATATTGTAACCAATTCTTGAAATGGTTATATTATAAAATGGCTTTGCTGTGTTGCCTGTTACTAATAAATTATTGTTAGCGTCTAAAGCACCATACAAAGTATTAGCTTGAATACGAGCAACATTATACTCTTGACCAGAACCGTCAAAATTAGCAGTTAATTTAATAACGGCTTTTTGTGTTGTATCTTTTAATACTTCGTATGTATAAATGTTGGACATTCTTTATCCTATTTAAATTCTTCTGGTACAGATGTGGACCATTGCATTGCTTCATATGGTACTGTTACATATTTATCGATCTTATCCACATAGTACAAAGCGACTCTTTGTCCGTTAGGAAATTGCCTAACAGACTTTCGTTTCATAATCAAAACGGCAGGAGGATCCATAGTCTTTTGACTGGATCTTTTTGCTTCGGCAATTACCTGCTTAAGCGTTTTCATCCGAATCGGATTCTTCTTCACTACGGAAGAAATTTTGTGCTACCGCTTGTTTAGCTGCTTCAATATGAGCAGTTACTTTATCGTGAATGGAAGCATATAGTGCATTTCTAAATTCTACACCATTATCATCCATTGCATAGTCTATGATTTGTCTTGTATCCATTTGTTTCTCCTCAAAATATTTATAATAAACGCTTAATCATTCGTTTTTTTGGCTGCTCGCTGAGCCATTTCAGCTTCGTGTTCTTGATCCAATGGATTACCAGGTTGGCTTGGTACTTGTGACATCATCTGTTGTTGTGCCACATCATTCATTACTCCAACTGGTAAACCAAGTCCAGCTTCTTTTTCTTCGTCCATCTCAGTTTGCATTTCTTTAATTTCATCGTCTGTTAAACGGAGAACATTACGTTGAATCCAAGATTGAGAGAAATAACGACCTGTATAAGCATCCACCGCACTTAACAACTGTAACCGGTTGGTCATTAATTCTGCTTCTTTTAATTCAGTAAAGTTGTTGTCACGAATGAAGTCATAGTGAATATCATCTTGGAAATACTTCCATTCTTCATTTGTACAAATACCTTTAAGAACACATTGCACACGGAGTGCTTGGTCAAACATATCGGTAAATTTACTACGGAGTTTTTCCACAAACCGAGAGAACTTAATCTCATCACGGGTAACTTCGGTTGAACGGCCTAAAGAGAAACCAGAAGATTCTGGATTCAAACGAGAGATTGGAACATTTAAAGACTTGTAGAGTTTCTTTTCAAAATACTTTACATCTTCCAACTCACCTAGATTTTGACCACCAGGTAATGTAGAAATTTCTGTACCTTTTCCACCTTCACGGCGTGGCAACCAGAAATCCTCTAACATAGAAAGGTGTTTACGGTCATCACGAACTTCACCGGTATTTGAATCGTATACCAGTTTGTTCTTATATTTGACCATGATATCACGGAGGTACTGTTCTGCCTTTAACTTCGGAAGGTTACCCACGTCAATATAAAAAATACGGCGTTCAGGAGCACGACTGATACGATAAATGACTGTGGCATCTTCAATCATCCTTAATTGGTTAAGTGGCTTAATTGCTTTGTGTAAGTAAGACAACACTACTGCACGGCGACTGTCCATCAGTCCAGAAACCACGGAGATGATGGAATCTGTTGTGATTCGTACACCTACTGGTCCAAAGTTTTGTGACGATCCTGTAGTCACCTTGTCATTATAAATGTAATATTCATTTACCACATTCATTACATCCACACCAGTACGCTCATCCTTTTGTTTTTTGATTTCACGAATTTTACGGAGTTTGCGTGGATCGATATAACGGAGTTCTTTGATACCAGAATTTGGTGATTCGTGGTCGATGATAATGTGGAAGAATAAACGACCATCAACATAGTATCTACGGAACAAATCTTGTGCCATACTCTTGTAATTTAATAACCGAATGATGGTATCAAATTCTTTTTTAATGGCGTTTTTAATTTTTTCTGGTTGTTCTAGATTGTCTAATACCAGTTTGATTGTGTTACCATCATCATCTTCACAGATTGCTTCACCAACGATATCGTCAATGGCTGATTCAATTTCTGGTTGCATTGCCATTTCCCGGTAACGAGAGATAAGTTCTACGTCATTTTTGGCGGTACCATCAAGGTCAACATATGTGCCATAATAGGCCGCAGAGGTAATGGTAAGAGCACCATCGTCATTTGATGGTGGAGAGAATGATTGTTGTGCTACCTGTTCTTCTTCGTCCTTAGCACGAGCAATCGTAAAACCGAAAAGAGAGAATTTGTTTGCCATTGTATCTTAATCCAATTCAAAAAAACATGTTAAGGAGAGCCAAAGCCCTCCTTGTAAAATAGTATATATTAGTTTGTTGTAACAGCTTCCCACCATTGGTAGGCAAATGTTACACTATATTCTTCGATACTGTCATTTGATCCCCAATCTAGGTCAATTGCACCTAAATCAAGTGGGAATAAACCAACAAACTTATAAGTCTTTAATGCGTTACCAGTTTTTCCATATTGTGTAACTACTGCATCAACGGAATAACCAGATGGGCCAGAAGCCGCACTATTTCTTACGTTGGTTGTATGACTGTTGATGGCATTCATCCAAGATTCTAATGAGTTACGAATTGTGAAATCTTCGTCATTAAGAATTTGTAATGTCCAATCAGCAAATGTACGATTACCAGCAAACTTCAGTTCACGACCAAAATAATACAAAGGCACTTGACCTACAGTTGAACCTGGTAATTGTGCTGTTTTGGCCATAAATGTTACTTTTTGACCAGCAGCGGTACTATTGCTAGCAACGGTTGGGAAGGTTAACGTGACTTCAAATAGATTGGGACGGGCTCCGTCACCAATCATATTCGCTCTAAATTCTGTTACATTGAATGGCATTGTTTATCTCCTATATCGTTAGTTATTTATTAGAACTGTCCAACGACTTCGCTAAAACTAACACCAGTTCTTACAGCAACAAAATTCAACTGGATAAAGTTAATAGAGCGAGCAGGCTTGATGTAAATGTCACCAACAAACTGGTTAGCATCAACAACTTGTGGAGTGTTGTTTGTAGAATCACAAACTACTTTAAAGTCATAGATACCACGGCGACCTTGTACGTCTCTTAGGAACGGAGTTACTAAAGCAACAAACTGTGCTTGTGTAAAAGCATCATTAAATTCAAACAATGAATACTTGGCAGCCTGAGCAATAGCTTTCTCCAACACAATAAACAATCTACGAACATTGATACGATCAAAAGCAGAAGGTTTAGATTGTAATGTTTTATCTCCGTACAATACAGTACCATTACTTGGGAAGGTAACTACTGGATTAATACCAGCGGCATACAATGTATCACGTTGTGTTTTGTTTGGACTCCATGCCAATCTAACAACATTCTTAACGTTACCACGGTTGAAACCAGCAGGTGAGAACCAAGGATCACGAACTGAATCTGTATTTACACACAGACCAGCAATGTCACCATTTAATGGTACCCAACGATATACGTTATTGTATTTGTCAAATTGATATTTCCAACCACAATCAGCAACAGCATAAGATGTTGAACGAGCTAATGAAGTGTTCCATGTAGTGATATTTGCAACTTCATTGCCTGCTTGATTGATAACAGCAGAAGAAGGAGGCGATACAAATGCCAAACAATCTTTACGAGAGTTAGCAATATTATCAATTACATATTGTTGAACAGTAGTACTAGCACCACCAGTCATTACCAAAGAAACGTCTACAAATTCTCCATTGGTAAACAATGAATATGCACTTGTCAAATCTGCATCAGTTACGGTAGCATCAGCTCCGTTACCAAGAGTTACATAGTTAGGACCAGTATTAATGTTATTTCCTAATACGGCAAAATTTGTATTTGCTAAAGGTTTACCC